AAACTAATCGCATGAAAAAGCAATACGACATTAAATTTGCGGCACGCAAGTACACAACCCAAGACGGTCAAGAAAAGACCTACTGGAGCCAACACGGAACGATGTGGATTGATGAGGAAGGCAAGGTCACGATCAAGCTGGACAGCATCCCTCAGTCAGCCAATTGGGATGGGTATTTCAAAGCCTTCCTGCACCGCCCCAAAGAGGAGAAAAACCAATATCACGGCATTCCCAAGGATGATTATTCAATGCCTGATGACCTGCCGTTTTAACTAATACGGACGGGAAAACGGGTTAGCGCCGTGGTCACTTTTATAAAGTGTTGTTCAAGCCGACTCTGCTTTATGAGGCCCGTCCACCAATCTGGAGCAAATACATGAGCATTTTTGACATTCTGAAGAAAACCAACATCTTCCCCCGTGTTCGCAACACCGATCCCAACACCAGCGCAGAGGCTGCTGACAAAGCCGGTAATCTATCCATCCAGCATGGAGAACTGATTGTCCAGGCTTTGGTGGCTTATGGGCCGATGGGTAAAGATGCAATTGCCGAGGTCACTTATTTAGACGGAAATCAGGTCGCCAGACGCATGAAAGAACTCCAGACCTTGGGATTGGTGGAGTTAACCGGGCGCACCGTCAAGAACAAATCAGGGCGTCAGGAGAGGGAATGGGGGGCTACAATGTGTGCTTGACAAGTCCTCAGATTTGTCGAAAATTGAATTTCCCACAACCTTGCAAGGAATCAAAATGGGCAAAATGGACAGCATGAAAGGTGTGAAAAGCACCACCGGCGCAACCCCTCCCAAGGGCGCAACCTCCAGCGATATGTCTGGTGAGCGCAAGGGCAAGATGGTTGGCGGCGTGGCAATGGGCATGGAAGATGCAACGGGCGCTGACAAGCAGTTCAATACTGGTCGCACCCCTGGCGTTTGCTACACCCACACGCGCAGCGAATACCGTTAAGCGAGGAACGCTAGGGAATGCCCTCCCTAACGTCCTCTAAACTCAACTGAACAGGAGTTGAATCTGTGAATCATTGTAGCGACTGCCGACACTTTGTCGATCACGAGGTCATGGGCCAATGCCGAGCCCATCCACAGTTTGTTCACAAGCACCGAAACGATTGGTGCGGAGAACTATCTCCCAAACCGCTGCCTAGTACCACGGTCACAGTATCTGCTGGTAGCGCGGTCATTCTGCCTGTTGTGGACGCCATGACAGAGCCCAAAAAGCGCAAATACACCCGGAGGAAGAATGTTGAAACCTCTGCGTGACAAGATCATTGTCAAACCGGAACAGCGTTTTAAGTCCGAATTCTTGGATTTAAGCAATGTTCAGGGTGCTGACACGGTGGGATTTGTGGTCGCACTAGGCCCAGATGCTGCCGATGTGGGGCTAAATATTGGTGACAAAGTACACTTTGGTACTATTGCGGCTGATGCTGGCAATGAATATTTGAAATTTGAAACTGTTGAAATTGACGGACAGCGCCATATCAAGATGTCATGGCAGGACGTCTGCTTTGTTGAGGAACAAAAATGACCAAAGAACTGATTGAAACCCGAATCCAAGACCTGATTGCAAAAGGCCGAGAAATCGAGCAAACTCTGCGTCAGAACCAAGCGCAACTTGAGCAAATCAATGGTGCGCTGCAACAATGCCAATGGTTTCTGACCGAACTGGAGAAAGACAATGCCGCTTCAGAAGTCAAAGAGTGAAAAAGCCTTCAAAGAGAACATCAAGGCCGAGGTAAAGGCGGGGAAACCCGTCAAACAGACTGTGGCGATTGCGTATAACACCAAGCGTGAAGCGCAAAAAACAGCCAAAAAGAAATGAAAATTACGGAAAAGAATGTCACAGAACTAATACCTTATGCTAACAACAGCCGCACCCACAGCGATGAGCAAGTGGCACAAATCGCGGCAAGCATTAAGGAATTTGGCTGGACAAACCCGATCCTAATAGACGCAAACAACAGCATTATTGCTGGTCACGGGCGGCTCATGGCTGCTCGAAAGATGGGTCTGGATAAAGTTCCTTGCATTGAGGTAAAAAATCTTACCCCCGCCCAGGTCAAGGCATACATCATTGCAGACAACAAGCTGGCGCTAAATGCTGGTTGGGACAATGACTTATTGAATCTGGAATTCCAGCAACTCGAGGAATTGGGTTTTGACCTTGAGTTGACCGGCTTTAGCCTTGATGAAATAGATGCGTTAAAGCCCGTGGAATTGACCGCAGGGCTGACGGATGAAGATGCTGCGCCTGACGTTCCGGTGGAGGCCAAGACAAAGCCTGGGGATATTTATCAGTTGGGCAAGCACCGACTAATGTGCGGAGATTCCTGCAGCACCAGCGACATGGAAAAGTTATGCGATGGGCAACTTGTGGATATGTGGTTGACCGACCCGCCATATAACGTTGCCTATGAGGGTGGTACGGGGCTCACAATTCAGAATGATGACATGGGTGACGAGCAATTTCGTCAATTCTTACGCGATGCTTACGTTACTGCCGACTTGGTAATGAAGCCAGGGGCGGTCTTTTACATCTGGCACGCTGACTCAGAAGGTTATAACTTTCGCGGGGCGGCGCGTGATGCAAACTGGACGGTAAGACAATGTTTAATATGGAAAAAATCTAGCCTTGTAATGGGGCGGCAAGATTACCATTGGAAGCATGAGCCTTGCCTGTACGGATGGAAGGAAGGTGCGGGGCATTTATGGGCCACAGACCGCAAGCAAACAACAATCCTAGAGTTTGATAAACCCTCCCGTAATGGCGAACACCCAACAATGAAGCCTGTTGCGCTATTTGAATACCAAATGCTTAATAACACTAAAGGCGGCGACATTGTGTTGGATAGCTTTGGTGGTAGCGGGACAACGCTGATTGCGGCTGAAAAGAATGGTCGAGTTGCGCGAATTATGGAACTTGATCCAAAATATTGCGATGTAATCGTAAAGCGGTGGGAAGATTTCACCGGCAAAAAGGCTCAACTACTAACACAGGAACCGCAAGAAGTGTAAACTTTAGTAACACTTCCCGTTTATAAAATGTCTGAACAGCATATTCCAACCGATGAGCAGCGCCGCCTAGTTGAATCAACTAGCGGTTTGGGCTTACCGCAGGAGCAGATCGCTATTCTTGTGGATATAGACGAAAAGACGCTGCGGCTTCATTACCGCCGAGAACTGGACGCTGGCAAGGCCAAAGCCAACGGGCAAATTGCCAAAACCTTGTTTAGCAAAGCAACCAGCGGGGACACAACGGCTTTGATTTGGTGGACGAAAACGCAAATGCGATGGTCTGAAACCATTAAAAACGAACTTACCGGGGCTGACGGTGAGCCGTTGCAGGGTATTCAGGTGTCGTTTGTAAAGCCCAATGAGTAGCATTGCTGACGTCAAGTTTCCAGTAAAACTGGAGTTTCTGTTCCGCAAAATGCGGTACAAATGTGCATGGGGCGGTAGGGGTGGCGCTAAATCGTGGGGGTTTGCCAGGGCTTTGTTGATACTTGGCGTTAAAAGCCCAATGCGTATCCTGTGCGCCCGTGAGTTCCAGACCTCCATTAAAGATTCTGTCCACAAACTACTTTGTGACCAAATCGTAGACATTGGACTGCTCGACTTCTACGAAATCACCCAAAACAGCATCCGGGGCAAAAACGGGACGGAATTCGCCTTTGTTGGCTTGAAGAACAACGTGGCAAACGTGAAATCCTATGAGGGCGTGGACATTTGTTGGGTTGAGGAAGCCCAGACCGTTAGCCGTAACTCATGGAACGTGCTGATTCCGACCATCCGAAAGGAAGGCTCCGAGATATGGGTTAGCTTCAACCCAGAACTGGAGACAGACGAGACTTACCAGCGGTTTGTGGTCAACCCGCCCGATAACTGCACATCAATCAAGATCAACTGGAACGACAACCCCTGGTTTCCAGAAACCTTGCGGCTGGAGAAGGATTCGCTCAAGAACCGCGACCCTGCTGCCTACAACGTGGTTTGGGAAGGTCTGTGCCGCCAGACGGTAGATGGGGCTATCTTTGCCCGTGAAATGCAGATGGCTGACTTGGACGGACGAATCACCAAGGTCAGTTATGACGCCACTAAGCCTGTCCATGCCATATTTGACTTGGGATGGGCAGACGCCACGGCAATCTGGTTCCTCCAGTTCATTGGGATGGAAACGCGCCTAATCCGGTACGTTGAAGGCAATCAGAAAACCATGTCCGAGTACCTTGCCCAAATGCAAACATTCGGGTATGTTTACGATACTTTGTGGTTACCGCACGATGCCCAGAATAAAACGTTAGCGGCAAACGGCAGGAGCATTGAGGAAATTGTTAGGGCGGCTGGCTACAAAACGAG